GTATTATTTTCACGATCTCAGTCCATGGTTTGAATATAATCAAAATTATTATTACCATAAAATACATGATTTTCCAAAGTTATACGCATTTTTAAAAACTGTACCGTGTGTCGAACATGCTATGATCGCCGTCATGGAAGGACCAATGTCTATATCAGCACACCGTGCCGAGAGTAATTTACAGTTACGGTATCACTTAACACTCGAAGGAACAAGTAATCTTACCACAGAGTTTGATATTCATCAACATAAACCTGGTGAAGATGTTCTTTTTGACCACTCACGATACCATAGTGTTGATAAAACTGGTGAAGAAAAACGTGTTGTTCTTATTTTAGATATTAATCGTTTCTAATCTAAAGGTGTTTTCGACACACCGCTTTATACATATCGTGATCACCAACAAGTTCGAGTTCATCGTTTTGAACAATTCTTTTTGTAAATGGTCCATGTGTTCCATCCATACATACCATACACATCGCCGATATCTTAAACACTTTATCGGCGAGAGGTACACAGTCTATGAGTTCACCAAACTTTCTCTGTTTATAATCACCATCGAGACCCGCGAGTAAAATCGTTTTACCCGAATCGAGAACCTTTTCAACAAACTTTTTAAGATCTGTGAAAAACTGAGCCTCGTCCATAGCTATAACGTCTACATGTGAAAAATCAACTTCATCGAGATTATTTGTTTTTATACAATCGAAACGAATATTATCATGGGTACGTAAAACGTCTTCGGAAGCGCGTGTATCCTTTTTAGAATTTATAACGAGAATACGTTTACCTATAACTTTGTACCGTTTTAAACGTCTGATAAGTTCTGACGTTTTTCCTGAAAACATGTTACCCATAATAATCTTAAGACTCATTTCTAATTATACGTTACACTATTTTAAATGGTTTTAAAGAAACAACTCTTAGATTAATAAAAAAAATGGAAACGCTTAGAATTAAAAGATTAACTCTTGAAGCAACTTTACCGACGCGTGCATCGCCTGGATCAGTCGGGTATGATTTGTACAGCATCGAAAATATGACGATCAATGCATGTGAACGTGGTATTGTAAGTACGGGTATTTGTGCAACTATCCCACACGGTGTGTATGGTCGTATTGCACCCAGATCAGGTTTAAGTGTAAAACACGGTATTCAAACTGGTGCCGGTGTTATTGATCCGGACTATACGGGTGAATTGAAGGTTATCTTGTTTAATCACGGGAGTGAACCGTTCGAAATTAAACAAGGCGATAGAATCGCCCAACTCATTTTGGAAAAGTGTGAAACACCACTTATTGAGGAAGTTGATGAATTAAAAGAAACAAAACGTGGCGAACGAGGTTTTGGATCTTCGGGTAAGAATTAACGACGTGTGTACGTCATCGAAGTTCTATATTAAAATCTGTATTGCACATGTACTTATCTGGTATTTTATACTGTTCGAATACTAAACTTATTCGTTTTTCGGTATTATTTTCACAAAAAAAAGGTTTAATAAGATGATGTGTATCACCCCTAAATGTTAATTTTTTACCCTGTTTTGGTATATATTGTGTTTTAGTTTCTAATCCACCTCTTAAACCAAATGGGGATAGATATAAATCACCACCTTCACATTTTTCTGGTACATTTATATATAGTACAGTTGTACATACTGGTAATATTGATCGTTTAGTCCAATCATGTATATCTATAGTATCATCATAATGTCCTTCTATTACATTATATTCACTTGAATTAATGGAATTACTTAGTATAGCTGTATTGACAATATATGCATTTGTACCAGGTTGTTTTATCCTTTCAAATATTTTGTAAATTTTTTCTAATTTTTCTTCTAAAAACATTTTTTTAGAATTTTCACTTGTATTAAAACGAATAATAAAGTCGTTTTTACTCCAGTCATTATTTAATAGTTCATGTTTTAATATATATTCTTTTAGGTCTTTACATTCTTCTGGTGATAAGAAATCATCATGAATATCGATAAGGGGAAATCCATATGGATGTGATCTCTTGAAGGAAAAATAATCTTCTAAATCAATATATTCATTTACGATGTATATGATTAATAATATTGAAAATATATAATATGACACCTTCTTCATATCTTATATACATGTAAAAATTAGTTACCAAATGCGATACCACCCATACCATTCTTAATCCTGAGAATGTTATAGTTGACCGCATACGCGCGAATCATATCAAGGTTTGTACTTACTGGAGTATTAATATTTATCTTCGCGTTATCGATTCGCGAAAAGTTCAAGGTACCCGTTGGTTGAGACTTGTTCATGGTAAGACAGAATGGCCATGTATATATTTGTTCCGAATCGACCGTGGTGTTAAGAACTGAACAGTGTCTCGATGGAACGACGTTTCTATGGTATTCGTGTGTCATATTTTCAAAGAGTGGAACACCATTGATAAACATAGATGCGCCCGTGAAAGTGTATGATGTATTCAAGTGATTACCCGCAGCTATGTGAACGGCCTTTACTGGGTGATTAAAGTAGGTCAAATCAATTAAAGTATCGGAAGCAGACATTGGTTGGTGTTGTGTTTGTGTAATGAGAAGTTCGTGTTCACCGTTCGCAAAGAATTCGCGTTCTTCTGTGTCGACAAACACGTACGAACCGTATACCTTTGGTGTAGAACCTAAACTAAATGTACCATTTCTACACTTAATTCTAATTTCAACTTCGTGGTATTGAAGACCGACGAGTGGTAAAGATTTCGTCCAATCTTCACTGAAAAAGAATGGGATTATGTAACTCCCATTCGATGTATTATCACCACCGTCTTGGGTCGTCGCAGCACACGTCGCTTTCGCCGAAGATTCATTATACAAAGTATTTTGTACGGTATTAATAAAAAGTGTATCCAATTTTGTAACTTCTTGACCACCAATCCACAGAGTGAATTCAGTTGGTGAAGTTTCATCTGATGTCCCATTCGCGGATTTAAAAATAGAAGCGTTGTTATTATTATTGTTTATATTGGTATTTTCAATCCATACGTAACTCAAAAGATCACCTTTCGATCTGATAGGGATGGAAACTTCGTTTCCCGATTCAAACGTCCCGATATAATCCATACGTTCTGGTTTTATCGAAAAGTTTGTGTGACGTTTATAGTTTTGTCTAAAAAAAGAGACTTGAGGATCGCCTGTGATATAGACGTCCTGGGCACCGACTGAGACGAGATCAATCAAAGCAGCTGACATATTTACTACTATACTATATTAAAAAAATCAGGCGTTAACGTAATAAGATAAAAATGGTCGTGTTCCAAGTATTGACCTGGGAAACACAAGACACGGAGGACGAACACTTGATTAGTATTTTTGGTAAAACAAATGAAGGTAAGTCTGTATGTGTTACGACCAGTTTTACACCATACTTCTTCGTGAAACTCCCTAAGAAAACATCACAAATGGATATTCGTAATTTATACACAAAGATTGATAAAGTATGTCCTGAATGTTTGATAAGTTATGATATTATTCAATCTAAAGATGTATGGGGTTTCCAAAATAACGAAAAATTTATTTTCATGCAATTAAACTTTAAGAACCTCGCGGCACGACGCATGGTAAATGGCAGACTAAAACGTACATTACCCGATGAATCTATGAAATATAAAGTATACGAATCAAACCTAGATCCTGTTCTGAGGTTAATGCACCGAACTAATATTCAATCCACTGGGTGGATGGATTCCGGGGACGCGTGTGTACGTTCACACTTAGCACACGTTAATATAGACCTGTTCTGTAACGACTGGAAAACTCTTAAACCAGTTGATATTCCAGAGACTGCGCCTTTTGTAGTTGCGTCTGTGGATATTGAATGTAATAGTTCAACGGGTAAGTTTCCTGATGCAGACGTAAAAGGTGATGCATGTTTCCAAATTGCCGTATCACTTATACATTTTGGTTCTGATGTACCGTACGATAAAACATGTTTTTGTTATAAAAAAACGGATTCGAACTTGGAAGGGAGTACAATTAAGAGTTACGACACTGAACGCGAAATGCTATTGGCATTTAAGGAATACCTTATGGAAAAGGATATTGATATTATAACCGGTTGGAACATATTTGGTTTTGATTTAGAATATATAATGAAACGTGCGGTCATGACAAAATGTGATCAAACCTTTTATGAAATGAGTAAAATGAAAAACCATTCGTGTGAACTTTCGTATAAGAAGTTATCGTCGAGTGCACTTGGTGATAACACACTTAAGATTTTACCTATGCCTGGACGGTTTATTTTCGATCTATTTCATGAAGTTAAAAAAGGGTATAAACTTGATTCATATAAACTCGATAATGTTTCGAAACTGTACCTCGGTGACAATAAAATTGATATGTCACCGAAAGAAATGTTTGCACGTTTTATCGAAGAAGACCCGGTAAAGTTACGTGAGGTCGCCGAATATTGTATTAAGGATACACTTTTACCACACCGTTTGTTATCAAAATTATCTATACTTGTTAATCTTCTTGAGATGGCTAAAGCGACGTGGGTTCCCTTGTGTTATTTAGTCGAAAGAGGACAACAAATCAAAGTGTTTAGTTTGTTAACAAAAAAAGCGCGTGAAATGGGATTTATGGTTCCAACTATATCATGGGGACAATATTCCGCGGATGGGTACGAAGGTGCGACCGTTTTAGACGCACAGAAAGGCGCTTATTATACACCCATAACAGCACTGGATTTTGAAGGTCTATATCCATCAATTATGATGGCACACAATTTGTGTTATTCATCGATGGTTATGGATTCGAAATACGAAAATATACCGGGTATAACATACGAAACGTTTGGGTTTTATAAGTTTGCACAAGATGTTCCAAGTCTTTTACCAAGTATTCTCATGGAATTAAAACAGTTTCGTAAACAAGCTAAAAAAGATATGGCGCAATCGACTGGAGCCCTAAAAGAAATGTATAATGGTAAACAATTGGCGTATAAAGTGTCGATGAACTCGGTATACGGTTTTACGGGTGCATCAAAAGGTATTTTACCCTGTGTACAAATTGCCTCAACGGTAACTCTAAAAGGTCGGAGTATGATTGATGAAACAAAAGCGTATGTTGAAAAGAATTTCCCAGGAGCAAAGGTAAGGTACGGTGACACGGATTCGGTTATGGTTGAATTTGATGTGGGAAACCGTACTGGGAAGGAAGCAATTGAATATAGTTGGGAAATAGGTGAACGTGCTGCGGAAGAGTGTACTAAACTCTTCAAAGCACCGAACAACCTTGAACTTGAAAAGGTATATTGCCCATATTTCTTATATTCAAAGAAACGGTATGCGGCAAAACTTTGGACAAAGGGTAAAGATGGGAATATGAACATGGATTATATAGACGTCAAAGGACTTCAATTGGTACGAAGAGACAACACACCTCACATGCGTGAAGTGTGTAAAGAACTTCTCGATGTTGTTTTAGAAAGTAGTGATACCGGGCCACCAAAGGAACTCGCTTTACAAAGGGCTATTGAACTTATTGAAGGTGATGTACCTAATGAAAAACTAATTTTGAGTCAGGGTTTATCGGATTTGTATAAAGTAAAAGGGTTCCCGGTTTCTGTTACTAGTCCAGATATTAAGGATATTAACCAAGCTCATGTTCAAGTTGTACGAAAAATGCGTGAAAGACAACCTGGTTCTGAACCACAATCAGGTGATCGCGTACCTTATATTCTTATCGATACAGGTGATCCCAAAGCAAAGGCGTTTGAAAAGTCGGAAGATCCAAAATACGCAAAAGACAATAATTTAAAAGTTGATTACAATTATTATTTTATAAACAAGTTTCTAAACCCCGTATGCGATTTAATCGAACCACTGTTTGAAGATCCAAAAGAAGAGATATTTGGTGAACTTCTAACACGTGTGAAGCCGAAAAGACGCCCAAAGAAAAAAGTTGAGGCTGAAATTGAAGGACAACAGAAAATAAGTGATATGTTTAAATCACTTAAAAAATAATGACGCATATAAAATATGACATCCAGAAAATTACAAACACTTTGGGATGAAGAAGTAGAGACTGAATTATATAGACGTACTATAAAGATAATGGAAAAAATATCGTATAAATATTCTATAAATTTAAAACTTTTACTCTCTGAAATTCCAAACCCATTAAATTTCTGTAGAGGATTTAAAAAAGATGGTTCCCCGTGTATAGCACGAGCTAAACTTAATGGAATGTGTGGGAGTCATATAG